ATGGAAAACATTACAGATGGGCAAATACGTTCCCTGAAAACAGGCATTCGTAGCGTTGTCAAAAATGCTGACGAAAAAGTTTGTTTTTACATTGTGTCGGGCATCTTGAAACTAAATGCACTGACATCACTTAAGCAGCTAAGTCGGAGCCAGTGGAAAGTGCTTCGTAACAAGATGTACCCCTATTGGATTAATGAAGATTGGGAAGTCGGTGATGATATGCGCCAACAGATACTTAATCTTCACGATGACTACCGCGAAAAAGAATTGGGCCAATTGCGATTGTTTTAGCAGGAAAATAGCATTCTGTGAGATAATTTCTCATTTTTATCTCACAGGGGGCTAGTAAGTGTTTTTAAGGATTAGAAAGGGTAAACATGGGCAAAAATAAAAACACCACAAAACAACGAGTAATAGCAGGCGCTGATTATTCAGCATCAACAGAGGGATATTCAGCAATAGTATGTATATCCAATAACGAAATAAACTCATTGTGGATAAGCCGCGAAGCATCCCCTCATGATTTTCTGCATAAGTTAGAAACCATGAATGCACAAAGCATTTGGTTGTCTCATAGCTTTGGCGGTGCGTTGGTCGAAGATGCCCAAATGCGGGGAATCCCCGTTCGCACCTTTCGCCTTACTAAAAGCAGTAAAGATGCTATCTTGATAGCGGCTATTACAGCGGTCCGGGATGACAAAATAGCCAATCTGTGCGATTACCCCAAAATAGGTGATGCTATTGATAGACTAGATTATGATTTGATAAAAGGATGGCGGCTATCAATGAATGGGGATAATCAATATACGTCGATTGCCATAGCTTTTGCCATAGCATGGTATCAACGCGGTGGCGGATTTATTCGAGTTGATTTTGCTTAAGGCTAGTAAACGCCTTAACAAGTCAAGAGGGCTAAGTTATGTGGATGCAGGCAACTGAAATAAATATTAGAAACGACTATCCAACTATGCCAGTAAAGCACATTGTTTCAGTGTCCAGTGGTGCGCCGTCTGCATTGTTGGCATTAAAAGTAGTCGAGAGATACGGCAAGGAAAATGTCATTTGCTTATTTGCCGATACTTTAGTTGAAGATGCAGACAACTATCGTTTTCTTTATGATTTACGGCAACGTGGGCTAGACATTGAATATGTCTGTGATGGTCGCACTCCAGAAGATTTGCAACGTGAGCAATCAACGCTGTTTACACAATTTCTTGCGCCCTGCACTCGCATCCTAAAACTTGAGCCTATTCGCAATTTCGTTCAATGGTTGCAATCCTGCGGTTATTTGGTTCACATGCACATTGGCTACACATTGGAAGATAGCAAGCCGCGCTCTGATAAACCAGATGGTCGCCAAACAGATACAAAAGCGGCGTGGTTGCAAAATGGCGTACTGGCTAGGTTCATGCTGGTTGAGGAAAAATATTCAAAGCAGCGCGTATTCAATGAGTTAAAAATGCACGGTCTCAAAATACCGCGTGCTTATAGCTCTGATTTCGGGAAGCTCTCTAATGCAAACTGTGGCGGTCAAGGGGGTTGTGTAAAAGGCGGTAAATCTTATATGCAAAAGATGTTGGTTTTCAATCCTGTGGGTTACGCCAGACGGGAAAAGCTAGAGGCAGAAATTCGCTACACGCAATATAAGAAGCAGCGCAATCGCGGCGTAAGAGTAGCAGATGTAAAGCTCTATGCACAGCTTAGAGACACAACACGGCCTAGCGGTCATATCACACTCAAAACATTCAGAGAACAGTATGAAGCCGCAGAAGCAAATAATAAACAATTACAGATGTTCACACTAGATAACGATATGTCGGGCTTATGTGGCGCAGAATGTGGCGTAAGCTTGCCCAGCAAGTGGTCTAATCAAGCACAGGAAATAGCATAATAGAAGGAAGGCTAGGACGATGGATAAAGAAAGTATAAGGCCTGGCATGGAACTTGTCGGGCAAGCAATGTGTAGGCGTGACCATTTGGAAAAAGTTGAAATATATATACACGAAAACGATGACTATGTATATTTTGTCTGCTTTGATTTTGGGCAAGCACTCGGAGCAAAGCAGATAGCGCAAGATTGGTTTGATAAGAAAGATGCTGGCAAACTTGGGATGGCCCTAACGGTGCTTGAAAATGCACCTTACATGGACATGAAAGAATTTAATCAACGATTTGAGCGACCGTTACCTTTTGATGAATGAGCAGGAAGGCTAGGAACGATGAGTAACAAAGGTTACGACGGTTGGAAGAATGACTATTTCGATGATGAAGAACCCGACTTTGAACCAGCAACACCCGAAGAAGTCGAGGCTTATGAAGCCGAATATCAAAATGCGCTTGCTGCAACAAAAGACCTGACCATAGGTGATCTTGTGTGGTACGAGCATTACGCCTACGAAATTGTGGGCATTCGTAATCGACAGTTTGAAATCTTGGAAATAAACAAAAGTCATCGTCTTCATCGCACATGGGTATTTAAAACCGAGTGTGAGCCAATCAGTAATCAAGATATGATGGACAATGGGTTATGAAGCGTGGCAGACCGCCGTCAGGTAGACCTGCTACATGGTACGATTACAGGCGTGCCATATTCCTCGTGCAAAATCTAGCACGGATAGATAGCGATAGGTGGGCAGAGTATCTTAGCGAATTAGCGGACGGATGGGGCGTGTCGCATGATGGCACGTTAGAGGATTTGCTCAAACAGTTAGCCGTGTTCACTCTTGAGCATGGAAGTAAAGAATGGAAGCAGGAAGGCTAGGACGATGGATAGACAGGAATTGATACTAGAGGCCAAGAATGAAATTCAAGAGTGCCTCGAATGGATAGAAGCAGAAATGAATAATCCTATTCAAACACCTATGCGTGACAGTGACTGGAATTGGATTTTAGCACGGTTGAAATCTGCCAGAACGCTTCTAGTAAACTTAGAGAAGCAGGAAGGATAGGAACGATGTACGACGATAACCGTATTAAAGATGAGAAACGTAATTTAGTTGAAGCATGGCTAAATGTTATCTGTGAGCGATTGAATGCTGGCGTTGATTGGACACCTCTATTTAGAAGTTGTTTTCAGATAGCCGATAACTTGGGATTGATAGAAAATGTCTCGGGTAAATTTTCCTACTACTTTCCAGAAGATGAAGATATTGATTATCTGTACCCGTTTGTTTCCAAGATTATGAAAAAACAGGAAGGCTAGGATGATGACTAAAGATGAAAAAACCTTTTATTGGTTTGTGTTAGGAGTGAGAGCCTATCGCGCCATGAAAGAGGGCAAGCTGGCGACGGCTGCAAAGCTAATGCGTATTGGTCTCCAAAACGAAATATTTGAACCTGACGATAAAGACGGGTCAAGCTGGCGTACAAGCATAATATTGAATTACAAGCTGACCCATCGTAGAGGGAAACGTTGGATAAAGGGGGATATATGATAGATTTAGGGCAATACGAAAGCACCTATCATCATTATGGCATATGTCCGTGTTGCGGTGATTCAAGGCAGCCCGACTACGTTAACCTTAACGATATGAACCTTGAGTATGTTGTTTGTTGTGAGTGTAAAATCATCTGGTATCTGCATCATGAGGACGAAACTGATAAACGAGATGGGACTGAACCGAGCAGGACATATCGCATCAGTGATATAGAAACATTTGAAAGTTTTGGGGCTTTGCCATACGATTGCAAGGAAGGATAGGATTGTGGTTTCGTGGAGCTACGACGAAGTAAAAAATGTATGGATGCAACATTACTGGCAATCAAGCTTGGACCATATTAAGTATTCACGCTGTGGAAATCGTTCAACACGTCGCGCATTGCTTAGAGTGGCGCGAAAGCATCGGAAAGAATACTGGAAAATGAAACGATGGTGTGAGGAACAGGAAGGCTAGGACTATTTATAGCTTATGACCATCTAGGTTGTAAAAAGTTGATATGCGCCCATCGCGGCGCTTTTTTCTTGCCCTAACGTTAGAACATCCGAACTAAGCTTGACAAAGGGTAGCCGTCTGACCTATACTTATCAGGAATAGTTAATGCGATATTAATGCAGGGGTTCATGAGACGACACTGGCAATACCTGAAATATGTTCTAAGGCACAAGTGGTTTGTATTCCTCGCGGGCGTGAAAATTGGTGTGCCTATTCTGATTTTGATATTCCACGATTGGGATAAGTTTCTGCCTGATGAATGGTTTCCCTACGCACGAACATTTTATGCACTAGATGGCACAAAACAATATAATCCGAACTCTAAATTTGCAAAGGCGTGGTTGCTGCATCAAAACAGAAATAAGCATCACTGGCAGCACTGGATGATAACGTGGGATAAAGGCAATACGGAGTGCTTGCCTATGCCAGAGATTTTTATCAAAGAAATGCTTGCCGATTGGCATGGAGCAGGAAAAGCAATTACCGGTAAAGACAACATCAAAGATTGGTATGTTGAGAATTATTATAATATCAAGCTACACTATGAGACACGTCTGTATATTGATAATCATATTGGGGTAGAACAGCCCAAGAACGAAATAACGACTGAGGATATGTTGACTGCTTATAGGGACTTATCTAATGCAAAATACGGCGAGTGAGACATGACAGATTATAAATACGAAGCATGGTTAGCAAGTCCTTACGGAGCAGTCCATAAGTTGGGAACGCCGGGAAAACCTAGCCCCCAAAATATCATCCACAGACTTGATAATGTGTTTGACCGCGATGAGGTTATTAGCCTCAGCACAAGGCAGTTGAAATCAAGAGCTATGCAGATTTTTAGAAGCCTACCTACGAACCCGCATACTAAAGTTTTGGGTATCCAAATGGTATCTGATACAGAGGGGATGGATACGCCACGCGATGCGATGGTTCGGATTGTGCGTTACTTACTCAAAAACCACAGAAACGAATTGACAGCACGGCAATTACAAGCCCTTGCCGCTTATGATGAGGCGATTAAATTAGAAGAACCGCCCGTGATGTATGTGGCAAAAAGTTTGGGTATTCATAAATCGAATGCCTCAAGATTGTTAAAACGAGCAAAAATAGCAACTTTTGACGAAAACGTGGCTTGTATAGATGAGAGTATCATTACTTGGACACCTGCACGTGAAATTATTGATAAGAAACGATTGGCGCTTCCTCGTATTTGTGCAGGGGGATGGGACAGGTGTACGGGCGAAACACAGACGGGATTATTGCCACTTTGCAAACCTTGTCATGAAACTGCTCTCAAGGAATATGGTTCAACCTTTCATTTTCCGCAATGGTTGAATGCCGAAATTAGACGTATTCGAGTGGAGCATTATAACCGCGCCAAAGACGCTTGTTATAAAGATTATTATGGCACGATGTCCATAGAAGAAACTGAGACTTACTTAGACGCAGCCTAAAATTATTCTTACAAGGGGTGCTTTTTCACCCGTTTTATATAGTGTTGCTAGGGGCAATGCCCAAATTGCCCCCTCTCTAAAAGTTGTGTGCCTATAGGAGCGATTATGAGTATCTACCATATTATTGCAATTATCAAAGGTATCCGCCGTCGTTTTCTCGTCGATAAAGCAGAATATAAAACCTACACTAGCCCGGACGATGTTGGCGGTTGGCATGGTTGGTATGAATTAAATGGCAAATGCATTGCCTTCTGCGATACTGATGGCAAGATTTCGTTTGTCTGGTAAAAATTATTCTTACAAGGGCTATCAATGAGCGATAGTTAAACGGGTGCTACAAATGTAGCACATGGAAGCCGATACTTCTTCTTAGAACAGACCGTCTTATAGGCGGTCTTGTTATTTATGCCAGTGGTGCAAGTCGGGTGCTTGCCATGTCCTCATAAGCAGGGCGTGTACGGGGTTCAACTCCCTGCTCTGGCACTACCTTAGCTTTATTTGCGAACCCCCTACCCTATTCCCGCCAGCGAGAGTTTATGAATAAGCTTATGACCATTAGGAAACCTTATAAACATGGCGCTATCTGACGCAAGACAATGTAATGCAAAGGCAAAATCGACCGCTAAAAGGTGTCGGTTGCCTGCAATAAAAGGCTCAGAGAAATGCCGCTTACATGGTGGTAAGACCCCCAAAGGTGAGGCATCCCCACATTTCAAGCACGGGAAGTTTTCTAATTATATGCCTACTCGGTTACTCAAAATTTATGAAGCTGTGCAGACTGATGAGGAAATGAATATCCTTAGCCGCAATATTCGTTTGCGCGAAACATTCTTGCGCGAAAAATTGGCTATGATTGACGATGCGCCCGATAGTGCGGAAACGTGGCAATCTCTCAGACAATCAGTTGATGATTTGACCACCCATTTTGAAAATCAAGACTATGGTAAATGTCATGTTGAACTCATGAGGTTACATCGCTTGATTGACGAAAAGGAAGCTTATCATAAGGCCGTGAACGAACTCCGCTCCGAAATGGCAGAGCAACGCAAAGATAAACAAGCGATTGCGACAATTGAATTTAAAGGGGAAAGCGCTATTCCCATCAAAGAACTTTTAACCCTGATGGGTGGGGTATTGCATGTTATTCAAACAGTCGTTACCGATAAGAGACAGCGCGAGCAGATAGCAGATGGCATTGATAAAATACTCATCGGAACTACAAGCCCTATCCCATCTGACAAGTAGTCTGCGCCAAAATGATAGCGACGAGCCTGTTTTTAGCTGGCAGCCCTTCCCAGATAGCCCACAAGAATTAGCCTATTATTGTACAGCCGATGTCATTGGTTATGGCGGTGCAGCAGGTGGCGGTAAAACTGATTTATTACTTGGTAAAGCCTTTACGCAATTCAAGCGGGCGGTGATTTATCGCCTGAATAATCCTGATTTACAGGACATTATAGAGCGTGGGGATGCAATCTTAGATGGTTATGCCTCATTTGTACGCGGTGAAAAGCGCCGATGGGAGTTTCCAGGTGGTGGTTTTTGCATGGCAACATCGGCGGAGCGCATCAAAGATTTACGTAAATATAGAGGTCGCCCCCGTGATTTTATCGGGTTTGACGAAGCCAGCGAATTTAATGGGCTACTTGTTAGAACCCTGATGGGATGGTTACGGACAGATGACCCGAACCAAAACACCCAAGTCATGATGACGTTCAATCCCCCTGATGAAAGTGGGGAGTGGCTTATTGAATATTTTGGGGCATGGTTAGACCCTGACCATCAGAACCCGGCCCATGATGGTGAAATTCGCTACTATATACGACTCAATGATAAAGATGTTGAAGTGGATAGTAGTGACCTTATAGAAATTGATGGCATAGAATATAAACCTCAATCGCGCACCTTCTTTCATGCAAAACTAGAAGACAATCCTGTTTTATTACGGACTAACTATGGCGACCAGCTAAATATGTTGCCCGAACCTTTGCGCTCTCAATTGCGCTATGGGGATATGTCAATAGGTCGTAAAGATGACGATTGGCAAGTTATTCCTACGGAGTGGATACTATTAGCTGAACAGCGATATAGAGATGTCGGCAAGCCCGATTTAGCCCTACGTGCGCTTGGTGCAGACCCCAAGCGTGGTGGTGCTGACGAGTTCGGGATAGCCAAATTATATGGTGATTATTTTGAGGTAGAAGGTCATTCAGGCTCTTATGATGGCGATAGCGGCGCTGAATTGATTGTCCAAGCGATGGGGACAGAAGATGCACCGATTTATATTGACCCGCTTGGTATTGGGTCAAGTGTCTATGATGTTCTCAAAAAGACACATGATGTTACCCCTATGAATGCGGGGGCAAGCGCAGGTAAAGACACCGACAAATCAGGGAAATACCAATTTGCAAATCAGAGGTCTTTATGGTGGTGGCGCTTTCGGGAAGCTTTAGACCCGAATAGTGGCTATGAAATCGCCTTGCCCCCACTTCGGAAATTACGGCAAGATTTACGCGCTCCACGTTACAAGCGACAAGGTGGCAAAATTATGGTTGAAACCAAAGTGAAAATCAAAGAGCGCACGGGCCGTTCAACGGATTATGCCGATCCTGTTATTCAAGCATGGCACGGGGTATCTGCCCCTAAAACAACCTACTCTATTACAACCTTTTAGGTAGACAATGCAACCAGTAAAACGCTTAGAAAAATACAGCGTCCAAGAATTTGAAGATAAAAATAGTCTCGGCTATAGCACGATCTGGTCGTGGGATTATGATGTTCAAACGGGCACTATTCTCCCTGAATGGGGATTGCATAGCCGGGACCGTGTCTTACGTGAGCTTTACCGTAACCACTATAACTGGATTGGGCAAGCTGCCGTTGCCGCCCTAACACGGAAAATTAAGCAAGTCCCATATTCCATCCAAGCAGGGCGTAATAATGCCTCTTATTATCAAGAGATATTTAATAAAGCACAATTCAATCGCGGATGGGGGGACTTCTTAAGCCGTTTTTTACTGGACTTCTTGACCTGTGATTATGGTGGCTACTTTGAACTAATTGGTCGAGGGAAAGCCGACTCCCCTATCAAGGGGCGCGTGATGGGTATTTCAGCGCTAGATAGCTTGCGTTGTATCCCAACAGGCAATAATGAATATCCCGTCATTTATTATTCTAAGATTACAGGACAATTGCACCGCTTACACGAAAGCCGCGTTGTTAGGCTAGTGGATATGCCCGATGGTGACGAAAGCCGCCATTTAGCAGGCTTATGTGCGATGTCACGAGCCGCCGCTATGGTAGAGCAGCAAATTCCATTGCAAAAATATGTTGCTGAGTCGATGGATGAAAAGCCTCCGATTGGGATTTTCTATAACAACGCGGGTATGACTGAAGAGCAATGGGAAAATGCGGTGCGTAGCTGGAAAATGCAACGTGATAGAGGACAAGCGGGGATTATCGCTTTACAGGGCGATTCGCAAAATCAAAACAGTGGGCAATTTTTGCGCTTTGCGGATGCCCCTGAAGGCTTTGATTATAATGTCTATATTGAGATTGCGGTGAATGCGTTTGCCGCCGCCTTCGGAATTGATAGACAAGATATTTGGCCTTTAACGGGCAAGATGGCAGGCACAGCAACTCAGAGTGAAGTCTTGTTTGAAAAAGCGCGTGGCATGGCTTTTGGGGATATTTTATCAACGATTGAACGCGCCCTCAATAACTTTGTTTTACCCAAAGATGTTGAGTTTAGTTTTGAATATAAAGACGAAGAAAAAGATAAGCAGGTTGCTGAAAAAGATACTATTATTCTAGGGAATGCTTTAGAACTGAGTAACTTGGGCATTCCTAAAGAGCAGGTGGTCAGGTATCTAGCGAATAATAGCGAACAATTCAATGATATTTTAACCGATGATAAAGGTGAAATTATTGAATTGCCCGACGATGATATGAAGCCCGATCCTATCCCCCCACAATTGATACAAGTTGAGACACCGCAATTACCAGGCGGGCAAGATCCCGAACAGGTACAAGTCGGTGATAATACCGAAGAAACCGAAGCGGATGATCCTAAGCGCGATAATAAAGATATAGGGTTAAAAAAAAGAGAACAGCCCCGCGATAGCTTAGGCCGCTTTGGTAGTGGTGGCGGTGGTGGTGGGTCAAGTGGCGGTGGTTCTGAAAGTGATAGCGGTGGTGGTAGTAGTAGTTCACGTAAGCCCAAAAAGGGCAAGCCATCATGGGCAAAAGACCCGAAGCGCAACGCCAAAGTAGACAAGGATGGCTATCTGGACTTAGGGAATATTGATCACAATCAGAATGTGAATAATTATACGGGGCGTGATAATGCCTCTGCAATAAGCTCCAAGCATGTTAGTAATCTTGGGCCAAAACATAAAGAGGCAGTTCAAACTTATGCAGGCGAGGATTATCAAGACATTAACGGCGGTTTACGTGGACAGAGTGAGTTATCAGAACATCACCAGAATACAATTGATAACATAGATGCCGCAATGGAGAAAAACCGCCTTGAGAGAAAACGTGTTCTTTATCGCAGTATGGTCGCAAGCCCTGAATTAAGAGAACAATTGAAACCGGGTGCTGAATTTAGCGACCCGGCTTATACATCTGCGTCTTTTGACCAATATAATAACAATCGCTTTGGAGCAGCCGCAAAAGATGATATTGATTTTCGGATTAAGGCTAATGAGGGGCAAAAGGGAATAGCCGCATCTGAACTCAGTAATTATCCAGAGGAAGCAGAGTTTATCTTGCCACGCGGTACGAAATATAGAATTACAGATGTACATATTGACCCGGACAACGGGCGTACCTATGTTGATGCCGAGATTGTGAGCGATAGCTAATGGGTAGACGCAGAGAGAGATACCAATGGACAGGGAGCGGTATTGTTTTTGAGGACACAAAGTCCATTCCACCACATGCCGATTACAAAGAGTTAGACAAAACCCGCGCTGCCTTCATGAAACAATTCAATGCCACGCTTGAAGAGTTACGCGCTGGCAATTTGAACCGTCGCCGTGCAGGGATTATTTTACGGGGGATGCTCAACACCTATGGTAATCGCGCCTTTCGTGATGGCTTAGAATATGGTGGGGTGGATGTTGATGACGCTGATAGTAATGATGAACGGACCATCCAACGATTATTAGCAGAACAATCTCCTTATGTATCAAAATTTACTAACGAAATTGTGAATGGTGATGGTATCACCGATCCCCAAGCAAAGCAAAAGGCGATAATGTGGTTTAACAAGTCAATTGACCCATTTTATCAAGCGGGATTAATGAGTGCGGATGCGAACGGAATGTATACATGGCGGCTTGGCAATACCGATCATTGTAGTACATGTTCATCAATGGCAGGTCAACGTCATCGCCTTAAATATTATCTTAATAGTGGCATCTACCCCAGAAGTCCCCGTTTAGAATGCGGGGGTTTTAACTGCCAATGCAGTTTATTGAAAGATGACAGTCTGCGTAATCGGTAGTTTATCCGTTCAGCAAATCCAAGAGGATAACATGAATTTAAAAAACACATCTCTTTTAGAGGTTTTCAAAACTGGCTTAAGTGCGCTATTGCAACAAGATAAACAACAGCAAAGCGCCTTCAAAGTCATTGGTAATCATTGGGTCGCACGGTACAGTAACGCCTTCAAAGACCGTGAACATGAATTTTTCCCGCGTAAAGCAATAGATGCCTATATCGAAAGAACGGACAAGGGATTAACGCCCTTGCCCGAATTATGGATATGGCATATTCCTAAAGCCATCGGGAAAGCAAAGGTAATCGCCCGTGTGGGTAATTTTGTAATTGCTGCAGGGGAGTTTAGCAAAGATAAGTTTGGTCAGGCAGCGAAACAATGGCTCTCTGACAATAAAGCAAAAAATAGTCATGGTTTTGTTTTTCCAGAAGAAACCTTCAAGGACAATAGCTATCATGACTTCAACACGTTTGAGATTAGCATCCTTCCATTTAGCAAGGGTGTGGAAGCCAACGCATATACCAATATAGAGGTAAAAGACATGAGTACAATTAGTGCAGAAAAACGCGCTTTTCTTGAGGACTTATTTGGCAAAGATGCCGCAGCAGAATTTATTGCGGACACCGAAAAAGCCGATAAAGCGATACAAGAATTGGGTGTTGAGTTCAAAGACTTCACCGACCTAAAAGCCGAGAACGGCGATATGGGAGATGAAGAAGAGGATGAAGATGAAAAAATGGGCAATAAAAAACCCTATGACAAGAAAACAGCAACCTTGATTGGCGATGTTCTGAAAGATAATGCTGAACTTGCACAAGGTCAGTTGAAATTACTCAAGGCGGTCAAGGCGCAACAGAAACAAATCGAAGCGCAACAAAAAGAACTGGCAAGCCTTCGTAAAGACCTTGATATGCCAGCCACACAAGCAAGCCATGCTACGTCAACAGTAATTGATGAAAAAATGCTCGAAGACGATGAATTTTTGGGCAAGCTGGCAAAATCGCTACAAGAAAAGCAAGCAAAAGACCACGATCCTGTTATGGATTTTTGGTCTGACGCAGTAGAGGAGAGCTAGACAATGACCCAATTAATTAAATATAAAGGGCAAGAATTTAGCCCTGAAACGTTCCAGAAAATGCTTGACGCAGGTCTCATTAGCAATGAGAAAGCAACAGGTCAGAAAAATGACTTATTGCAATCTGCCTATGGCCAGGCTCCACATGGTTGGCAACAAAGCGCCCCCGCAAGTGGTGGTTTGTTCAGTCGGCCCACTGTTGACCCTCAGATTTATTCAACCGTTGTTGGGCTTGTCGGCCTAACTGATGAATTGTTCTCTGGTGTGAATGATCTTGAGAACCCTGAGTATGAACTTTTAACAGGAGTTGCCGCAGCAACGGGTACAAACCCAACAGATTTTACAGGCACACCACCCGTACCGGGCGATGTTAAAGTTGCTACACATCGTACTGAATTTGGCAAGTTCTATATGGGAACTGAGAAACTCCAAATTCCCATGATGGGCGGGCGCACCAATCGCGGTGATTATGATCGCGTATTGATGAACAATATCTACCTGATGTCTCGTTTGTTGCCGAATATTCCATCGAATATCAATACTGAAGCCGGGTTGCAAATGCTATCATTTGCGGTACATTTCATCCGCACAGTTGAACGAGTAGTATTCAATGGTAATGCTAATACAGCCAATACGGACACCGCAACAGGTTTCATTAAAGAATTTGATGGTTTTGATCGTCTGATTAAAACGGGCTATACCGACCTTGCAACAGGAAATGCCGTTGTTGCGTTAGATAGTCAGGTTATCGATTTCGGGTCAACTGATGTAACCACCAGCGCGGGCGGGGATAAGGTAGTACAAATCCTTGCCGAACTTTGGAATTTCTTCGAGAACCTATGCGATGATAGCGGGATGCTTATGCCAGATTATCGCTTGGTTATGCGCCGTGATTTGTTCTATGCGATTACGGAAAATTATCCACGATCCTATCTGACCATTGCTAACAATGTAACAACCGATAGCAATGGGGAACGGGTCACAGTGGATAGTGAACGTATGACGATGTTCCGTGATGAAATGCGTAACGGGAAGTATCTATGGATTATGGGCAACCGTGTTCCAGTTCGTGTTACCAATGCCATCCCGAAAGTATCAACCTCATTTGGATTTAAAGCCCCAATTTACATTTTCCCATTATCAGCAGGTGGGCGACGTACAACCTACATGGAAGCGTTTAACATCAATAATGATAGCGTGCGCGAATGGATGGGATTATCCAACTCGACAATCACGGTTACACAAGATGGTCTGTGGGCTTTAGGTGCAGGGCAAAAAGGGCTTGGCTCAGAAAAATACTTCGGTATGCGCCCACGCCTCGTGGTTCGCACCCCGCATCTATGCGGCCTCATTAATAATGTTGGCTACAAATTTGCTCAACAACTGTACCCACGTGATGCTTATCCAGCAGAAGCATACTATAAAGACGGTGGTCGTACTGTTAGCACCGCTTACTATACAAGCTAGGCTAGTTGTCTGGATTGTATTCTATGAATTTAGCAACGGTTGTAATTCCCATCTCCCCGCAACATTGGGAGATGGGTTTATACAATGACGCTGTGCAGTCGGTGCAAGCGCAATCCATACCGACTGACTATATATTGGTACACGATAAAGACCAGCGCGGTGCAGGATGGGCGCGTAATTATGGCACGGCTCAAGTAAAGACCTCTTTCGTCATATACCTTGATGCCGATGACATTCTACATCCCGATTTTGTGAAGCGCACGATTGCTCATTATCAATCAGGGTCTTTTGTGTATACCGATTGGATACTTGGGGGTCAAGAACGATTTGCACCCCCTACCCTATCTCCCTTTGAGCAAGGTCAGCAACATATCATTACAACCTTACTCCCTGTTGCCGCATGGCTATCTAGTGGCGGGTTTGATGAAACATTACCTGCTTTAGAGGATGAGGATTTTTATCGCAAGCTTGCGGCTTATGGGTGGTGTGGTATCAAATGCGCTGGGGAGCTTGTGACTTATCGAAGGCGAAAAGGGTTCTCGAAAGTGAATCGCGATGCCAACGATCAAGATATTGTGGATAAGGCGATTAAGCCCTTACATGCACTTTTTGAAAAACGGTATGGAAAGTTTGCTATGCTCTATAATTGCGGAAAGCAGCAAAAAGAGATTAAAGTTTTGAATGCCCGTGAAAATAATGATGTCCTATGTGAAACATTGTATAGCCCCTGCAAGCAAATTGGGGCAAGTACACGGCGCGTATATCCCCGCGCTGGACATGGTGAACCATTATGGGTTGATATTGAGGATGCAAATGCACGTCCTGATTTATTTCGACGGATTGCTGCTAACCCACAGAAGATAGCCCCTGCAACAGAGCGTATTATGGAATTATATAAACGGGCTTTAAAACAAGAAAGCAAGCCAATCGTGTCCACTGTCAAGAGCAACGGCAAATTGCCTGAATATAGCAATATGCCGATGACCGAACTCTGGAAGGTGATTAAAGAGCGCGATTTAGACCCCACGCCAACAGGCAAGCGAAATCGCTATAAGAAAGTGGATTTACTGAAAGTCTTATCTTAATCATATATGTCTGTGTTAAGATATTATATATATATCGGTATCCATAAGGCTAAAAATGAAACTCTATTTTGCGATGTGTCCAGAATTAAGCTCCTTTCCTATATATTACTCTGAAGACATGGGTGTTGTGAAAAGTATTATAAAGGATATAGCTTTTAAAATTGACCCTAATGCACAAGATAGAAGAAAAACTGGGTCGGCTTACTGGCGCGCAGATGATGAGGATTTTGTGCTTGCTTTTATTTATATAACACTTGACCCATCCTCTCCCGATGATCTTTTAGAATATGCTTTAAGAAGGATGCTATGAAGCAAAAGCGCATTTATTTTAAACAGGAATATCCACAAGGGACACGGGTTTTTTCAGTAATTGCAGACTTTAGATATAGAGTTCCCTCTGGGCAAATCATAAGCCGTAAAGAATTTAAACGACTGAAAGCCGAAGCGGAAAAGCAAAAGAAATGATATGGTTCATAGCCTTGCTTTTATATCCCATTCTTTGGTTTGTGATATGGTTCACAATCATCTATAGCATTGTCGCCCTAGTGAAATGGTTGCAATATGGTCAACGTTAACGATTACGGTTTAGATTTTCATGAAGGCAGTTTTGTCTATTGCATTCAGAGGATCGCTTCGCAATTGGCATTAGACCCTCAACAGTTATTGAATATATCGACAGAAGCGCGATATATTAGTAAGCAACGGTTTCCCGGTGGTTCAGGCAGTGAAGATGAACGCCGTATTTTATATGCTCTTGTAAGGACATTACGCCCTCAGTCGGTGCTTGAATGCGGTGTCTCATGGGGTGGAAGTAGTACCGCCATTCTTGGCGCAATTGACAGCAATAAGCATGGGCGTTTATGGTCAGTTGATTTTAGGAAAACATGCTCTAATCAAGGCCATGAGACAGGCAATAATATTCCAAATCAATATCGTAAACATTGGAAACTCACAATTGACGATGCGGTTAAGTATCTTAATCAATTCGACAGACCCATTGATTTTCTATTTGAAGATACCTATCACACCTATGAGTTAACGAAGTCCATTTATGATGCCGCATTACCAAAACTCAAAAAGGGCGCGGTGATTATTTCTCATGATGCCGTAATCTACGGACATCGTATCTTGCAAGCATTTGTTGATATTGGTATTAAGCCGACAATTTATAAAACCGATGATTCGGGATGCGGGATGGCAATATGGCAAAAGCAGTAACCGTTTGCATTATCGGGCGTGGTAAGTCAGGGACGCGCATCCCCGCGCAATTAATTCTTACAGGGGATGGCTACATCGGGCGCGTGATAAATGCCAGTTTAGACAAGTCTCCATTTTATAAAATCTATGAGGCGGCGCGGCTAGTAGGTGAACACGTTGATTATTTAGGTAATTATCAATGGGATTTTAGCAAGCTCCACACCATGTCTATGCCTGCACAATTTAAAGCATTGATAGATGGCTATCTCAAGGACATTGTGAGAGAACCAAAGAGGTCACTGAAGGGATGGAAACTTCCTGAAACCATTTTAATCTATCCTCTATTAGTACGCTATATGCCCGATATTCATTATTTATTCTGGCATCGAAATCCTTATGATGTGATATTGCGACATCACAATACACAACATCTTGAGAAATATAATATTGAAATGCCCGCTCTAAATGGCTTAACTCAACGGGAAAAAGACTTAGAAAAACGGGCGATTTCATGGTTGTATCAGTGGGAAATTGTCCAACAAACCCCGCAACCAAAACATTTTTTATCTGTATCTTATGATGATTTCATTAAAAACCCTGAACAAGAAATTGAACGAATTGAGGGATTTCTCGACAGGCCGCTAGGTCGGATTGTAGTACGCCAGTCAGAGCCGAAACCAATCTACCCGCGCCTGTCGTTTCCATTCTTAGATCATGCGTATCCTCAAAAGAATTTGGTTTGAACTCAAACTACAATATAAAATCATAATTGGAGAATTGCCTGAATGAGTTTCCGTAATAAGCCCCGTTTTATTATCAAGCGGCCTATGGATGATAATTTCTATCAATGGTTGCGTAATCATTATGATGACCCACATTTGGAACGTAATATCCAACTCTTGAAAATGCGTAATGAAGGTCATGATTATTATGCTATCGCCCATCGCTTTGAGCTTGCACCGCATTGGTGTGGGGTTATTTACAAACGATATAGCACAATATTTGATACACTCTACAAGGTACTTGCATGAATAAACCACTGATTACGGTTGTTTGTGGAACATATAATCGACTGAATACATTGCAACGCATGATTAGAAGTGTACGCTATACCATCCCGCGTGATGTATCATTTGATTTTGTAATTGCGGATAATGCTAGTGAAGATGGGACATGGGAGTGGTTGCAGACACAAGAGGACATCACCCCGCTACAAATGGGCGCACCTGTTGGAGCAATTAAAGCCTTTACTGAGGCCGCGAAACAAGCACAAGGTCAATATGTACTTATTGCAACGGATGATATTCATTTCCCCCCACTGGCGATTATGACAGCATTCGGGCATTTAGATACTACCCCTCATTGCGGGGCAGTCTCATTTATGCACAATAAAAACCGTGATTATTTTGCGGGAGCATTTGTGCATGTCACTTATCCTGATGGGCATGATTATACACGTCCCTACACGCAGATTAGTTTAGTACGCCGTGCAATAGGAAATAAAGTCGGTTGGTGGGGTGGCGACGATCCGATTATGGGCAAGGGCTTTACTTATGGTGGCGACAATTATTTAGGGGCCGGTATATGGGAACTCGGCTATACTGTCGATAATGTGCGGGGCGCGATTGAAATTGAGGAAGTAATACAAGACGAGCCGCGTTCCTTAAATGAGGCAGCACATCAAAGGGACAGTCAACTTTATTGGCAATGTTATCCTACAATCAGTTATCCCGGTAAGCCCGATAACCTGCCTGACCATGAACAATTGCGCGTTCTTTTATTATTACATTATAACCCGACCCATCCCCACCATAAAACCCAAAAACAGTGGTTGCGAAAAGGCTTTAGTAAGTTTGGTGTTGTCTATGATTATGATTATGCAGGACGTAATCGCGCTGGCGTGAATATCAATGATGAGTTAGGCCGGGTCTGTGATGGCTTCAAGCCCCACATTATTTTTAGTCAAGTGCATAAACCTTCACATGGCTTCACACCTGATACAGCCCAAACTTTGAGACTGCATAGTCCAGACGCAACCATGATTAACTGGAATGGCGATGTTTATCTCAGTAATGTCCAAGATACACAAACAAGAGATATGCTTAATTATTATAATATGCTGTTATTCAGTAATGCCTATCTAGCAGATTATTTAGGGGATATGGGTTATTGTGCGGGCTACCTTCCTGAAGGATTTGAACCATTTAAAGATATTGATAAGAACATGCCGTCTTGTGATGTTTTATTTACAGGCTCAGGCTATAGCCAATGGCGATTGGGGTTAATGCGCTTTGTACAAGAGCTCCCCTATTCATCTGCGATATGGGGGAGCGCAAAAGAGATTGAAACAAAAGGCAATACCATGTGGGATTGGAAGCGCACACGCGGGCTATATCACAATGCCAAGATTGTCATCTCTGACCAGCAATTCCGGGATGCGCGGGGTTATGTGAGTAAGCGCATGTGGGAGATTATGGCAAGCGGTGGTGGGGTTGTATTCCAGCAGTATAGCCACGATTTAGATAGACTTACCGGGCTAGAAGCGGGTAAACATTATGTGGTCTGGCGAAATCTTACAGACTTACGTAATCGCATCGATGAGTATCTGGCAAAACCCAATCAACTCAAGTTGATTGCAAAAGCAGCCTATGACTATGTATGGTCAGACCATAATCCACAAAATCGAGTAGAAACCATATTCGACTATATCTCGAAATTATGACCAACTTTATTCAATCCCGACTCATTACAAAAGCCGACCCTGTACAAGATGACATTGAAAATCTGAAAGATGCGCCGTCGATTATTCAGGCGGCTGGACAGTCTGTTCATAACCGTATCGGGGACGAATATCTATCTGAATTGAGAACCTACCCTTCTAAGGCTAAACTTCCTTTTGATTTTGCTTCTGAGAAATCAAAGAATTGGTATTTTGCAGCTATCAATGGGAAAATTCCCGGTGTGGTTATTCCTACCGATGGCAAGCGTTATCGCAGAACGGGCGGCTTTGCAGATAGTATTTATTTTGAGGGACGAGATTTTGATAATGGTTTTGAATTTGCAGCAGGCTCAACATGGGACAAGGCCGAATATGTCGCCGGGCGCAATCAGCAAGTACCGGGTCATAGTAATACAGGCTGGCCTAAATTAGCCAATATGATAGACCGTCAGTTTGAAACATTAGACGAAGAAATGCAAACAGAACTCAAAGACGAATATATCATCCAACGGGACAAGAGGAATAATCAATGACTTGGGAAGCCTATCCGAATGAGTGGCTCACAACCCTGACACAATTAAAAAATCATATGGTCGGATCGGGCAATGTCACCACATGGAACGATACAACTTTAACATGGTGCATTGAACAAGCCAGTGCGGGTATTATTCGCAATTTACAACGCTTGCCCCTACCCTATACTGCAACACTCAAAATAGATTATTCAAAACGTTATATTGATAGAAATTCAATGGTGATTAATCTATTTAAAGACACAGAATTATTAGCAGTTACCAGTATCACGAATGGCGACAATAGTTCTGTAGCGGCCTCAAAATATTATCTTGAACCAGCGAATAGCTACCCCAAACATCGGATTGCTATGAAAGAGAGTAGCGGTCTGCGCTGGCGCGAAAATACCAGCAATAATGAATGGCGACAGGCGATTACGATTGTAGGTATTTTTGGCTATGTGCCTCATTATAGCAACGCATGGCCTGATAGTGGCGCAGATATTAACGAGGGCGGGCAATTATCAGCAAGCGATACCACGCTCACTGTTACCGATGGCACAGTATTTTCAGTCGGAGATTATATCAAGATAGACAATGAAATATTATTCATTAGTGCGATTAGTACGAATGATTTGACCGTCAAACGCGGGAAACTTGGCACGAGCGCCGCGACTCATGAAGATAGCACCGATATTTATATCTTTGAACAAAAGCATGACTTAGAACTTTCGGCAACCGAATGGGCGGCCTATCTCTATAAGACCAAAGATAAAATAGGCGATGAAATTATTACCTTTGCCAATGGAGTACAAGCCCCACGTGGTTTATCCCCGATGGTAGTAAGTGCGGTTGGTAAAAATCGCAAAGTGACATTTGGGGGCTTTAGTGAGTATTAAGCAGGTCTTAGACCGAATGTACACGATTAATTCTCAGTATATTGGCACGCCTGTCAATAGCATATCAACGATTACAGTAAATAGCGTGGCTGTTACCATTAATGCCAGTCGCTATTATCCTAGAGAACGGCATGAAAGTATTTTACCTTTGATTGCCATTACACCCGGAAGCGCTACTTATCAATATCGCTATGGTCACGGTGAAAGTATTGACACCACCGACACCCCTAGCGTCCAACTCTTTGTTTTTGTTCATAATTTCTTTGCTGGTTCTGGCCCAGAAGATGCTCAGGCGATTGCCGAAGAATTGATTGAACAAATTAAAAATACCTATATTGCACGTCCCCGATTAGAAACCGAAGCGGGGGGAAATCCACTGTCGGTACTCACAAAAGAAATTACCTTTCGACAGCGTACCGATTTTGAATCTGATAATCAAGGGAATTTGGTTGTGACCTTCACAATTGATGTCCCCTTTGAAACCACAATAGCGAGGATTATATAACATGGCTTTAAAAATCAATATCAACGATTTCATTGCCGCAGGCTTTGAGTCTGGACAGATCGGCTTTAAAGATAGTAATGGCGAAATGGCGGGGATAACGGGGTCACTCTCTAATGGCTCTGTTGCCGCGATGCACACATGGGCGGGCGTAAAAACAGCCAACGTACAAGTGCCAGATGACACGGTTGTCCCGGTAACGGGCGATAATACGGTACTAGGCACGTTCACCTTTCCGAGTAATGCGGCGCGCTCTTTTGAGTTTACCGTAGGTCAATTAGATTTAGATATTGTCAATAAATCACAAGGCACAAATATCTATACAATGGCATCGTACTATGACACCGTTTTAGGTGATGTATTAGATCGTGATTACGCAGATGCTATTGTTTGGTTACGTGCGGACGCAAAAATCAAAGATAGCGGTAAAGAGGGGTCAGGGTTTTTTAATCTAGTATTCCCGAATGCACAGATTACATGGTTGGGAACATCCTTAACAGAGCAAGCCGAAATGACACAAAATTTTCGTTTGACCATTAATCCCTTTACTCGCGATTTGGTAGGGCGCAGCCTTGAAGCAAATGGCTATGGCAAAACAGAAGCTCATTTCCTATTTTGGGCAAGTGAACGTCGTATGACACTGAATACCTATAAGCATGACGGTGCGGGGTCAACGTTCCTACTATCTCGTGTTCCCTATACCGATACCAATAGCAAAATTCGTGCAGGGATTTTCCGCACTAATCCAAGCGGTGCGAATGGGGTAGAAGTCACAACCAGTGCCTCAATTGTGGCAGCAACAAAGACCGTTACCATTAGTAGCATTTCCCCGCTTGGAAGTGGTCATTATCTCAATACAATCTTTGAATATTAA